CCCTTCTGACCAGCGCCGACCTTTCTTAAACCTCCTTTAAGAGGAAACCAGATGATTGGTAAAATCAACCCTTTGTATCGCGATCACCCGTCGGATGACCGGGATGTACGCTTGCTCCAACCGGAGTCGGTACGCATCGTAGGTGGGTCGGATTGGCACGATTGTGTCGATCTCCTTTCAGAGTTGGATTCGTCTCCTGCTTTGAGAGCCCCCTCCAGGGTGTTGGAAAATCGCGACCGCTGGGCCGGCCTGAATAAGGCCGAACAAAGGAGAGCCATGGGACTCTTTAAATCCCAGAACCTTGACGATGAGTCAGTCGTTAGGATGCTCGAGCTTTATGCCTCTGCCGCACCGGATAGTGATGTGAAGCGCCGTGTTACGGCCGCTATTCGGCATTACCGGACGACCGGAGACGTATTAGTGCTAATTGGGGAGTGTCAGGACACGGGATATATTCCTCGGGTTCCCGATACCTCCATCAGTGCTTATACGTTTGCCTCCGATCATCAAATCGTCTCGTTGGTTCGTAAGTATCCTTTCTCCGGAAGGGATGAGTCAACACGGTATGCGGCTGTCCTTTCGTTCCTCGAAACTGAGGAAGCCAACAAGATGACCAACATGCGTTGGCGAGACGAGGAGCCGTCAGGCTTCTTTTATACTCTCGCTGATCGCTTGGAGGCGCTTTTAGGCACGTGTCCTGACATGGACACGGTGATTGGACGGGGTAATTGGGGTCCGGGCACTACCGTTGATTTTCCTTTCGGTAGTGAACTGACAGGCGTGGAACTCAAAAGCGTTGCCCCGGTAACGCATATGTTCCACAATTCCCACCTACTGCCAAGGGTGCTCGACAGAGTCCCTCTATGGGGTAAATCGTTGGCTGCCGCCTATCCGGACCAAAAGTTCGGCCAGGTGGTGGGAGCATCCAAACAAAGTACGGTACCAAAGAACGCCGTAATTCAGCGCGTGATTTTCGTCGAGCCGCTCTTAGAGCTGTTCATCCAGGCGGGGATCGGGTACTTCCTTCGGGAGGCGCTCAAGCGCGAGCAGCGAGATTTGGATAAGGCTTGGTACACATGCCAGGAATTGGCCCTTGCCGGGTCAGTCACCGGGATATGGTGCACAGTCGACCTCTCTGCTGCCTCCGACTCGGTCTGTATATGTCCTTTGAAGACTCTCCTTTCTGGGTGTGAATCCGGGAAATGGTTTTCATTGATGGATCAAGTTCGGAGCAAATACGGCGACGTTCTCACTCCCTCCGGAACGGATACCGCCCAATCGCTCGAAACTGTAAGACACAGGTTCGAACTTTTCAGCTCCATGGGCAATGGCTTTACTTTCGAGCTTGAGAGCGTGCTTTTCTACGCTGTCATTACCTCGATTGTCCCAGGAGTTTGGGTAAAACATCACGGCGCAGCAGTACTCCGCTGGCCGCATGTTGGGGTATTCGGCGACGACCTTGTGTTTCCGGTTGCCTATGCTCCCCAGGTAGTCTCTACCTTGGAATGGCTGGGCTTCCGTGTAAATCTCAGGAAGTCGTACTTTTCCGGTCCCTTCCGCGAATCTTGCGGTCGGGATTTCTTCAACGGAGTGGACGTAAGGCCCCTGTTCCTCACTCGGCGCTACAATAATGGAGCCCTTGTAGTCGAACTCGCTAATCGTGTCATGCTTCGTGGCTC